ACAATACCGGGCTGGAGGTGCAGCGAAGTTTCTCCGGCGGTGTGACTGTCAAGACGGAACGCGACTGTTTCGGCAGGGAGATACGCAAGTCGGTGCGGTCAGGCGGCATAGAGAAAGGGGCTTACCGCTACCAATGGGGAATCGCCAACCGCCTGCTCTCCAAGGAAAACGAGCTGACGGGAACGGTCATTCGCTACGACTATGACCGTTTCGACTTCCTCATCCGGCAGGAAACCACCCAGGACTCGGAAACGGACGTGATTTACCGTGTGCCGGACTTCGTGGGCAACCTCTTCGGGACTCCGGACAGGAAGGATCGTAAATACGGTGCTGGAGGAAGACTGCTGGAAGACCCGGATTGTTTCTACCACTACGACGACGAGGGGAACCTTGTCTTTAGAGAGTTCAAAGAACTAAGAGGAAGCGATATTAGATACGACCGCAAACGAATGAAAAAAGAACGGGGTATTTCTTTTTTAGCAACAGGCACAGGCTGGAACTACAAATGGAATTCCAATGGAACATTGAAAAAAGTTATACGTCCGGATGGAAGACCAGTAGAGTTTCAGTATGATGCCTTGGGAAAACGAACCTCCAAACAATATTTCGGAAAGAAGACACGTTGGATATGGAATGGAAATGTGCCTCTGCATGAATGGAGCTACAAGGTAACAGATGAGCAATCGAATGAGGAGGAGAATATTCAGAAAGAACCGACAGAGGATATAATCACTTGGGTATTTGAAGCGGGTACTTTTATTCCTACAGCAAAGATACTGGATAACAAGCAATATTCCATTGTGTCCGATTATTTGGGTACGCCTATCCAAATGTATGATGGGCAAGGAAATAAAACTTGGAATTGTTTATTGGATAGTTATGGGAAAGTGATTACTTTTGATGGTAGTTCTGAATTTGATTGCCCTTTCCGCTATCAAGGGCAGTATGCAGATGAAGAAACTGGATTATTTTATAATAGATCTAGGTATTACGATGCAAATACTGGAAACTATCTATCGCAAGATCCAATTGGATTAGCAGGGAGGAATCCGACATTGTATGGGTATGTTTACGATACGAATTGTCAAATAGATGCATTCGGATTAAGTGGAAGAGGAGGTGATTCTCATCGTGGAATTCAAAATCGACTAGAGGAAGATTTAGGAAAATTGCGTGGTTTTAATAATGTGAAAACCGAAGGTCAAATCATATTATCCAATGGTAAATCAAGATTTGGAGATGTAATTGTTCAAGACTCTTTCAGTGGAAAGATTACAGAAGTTCATCAAATAGGTGATATGCGTGTTCGTGGTGAATTCAGACCGTCTTCAAGAGAGCGAGGAGCGATTATGGATATTAGAGAAGCCTTAGGAAATGATGTCAAAATTGTATTTCATGATAAAAAAAGTAGAGTAACTTTAATTAATCCAGACAAAGCTGATAATTGGCTGGTTCCTGATGAGAAACATCGAAAATTGAAAGGAGGATATCATTGATGAATAAGCAAATGAATTTCTATACAACTGAACATGATAAAGTTGTTATTGCAAATATTTTGAATAGTATTTTTGGAGAATTAATAGACGTTCCACGTTATGCTAAAAATAATATTTCTCCTTTTAATATTCAAATCGAAAAAGAGGTATTCTATTTAGCAGAAAAGAAAAGTGAAAATAATATTGTTTATAGAGTTCATGAATATTACGATGGGGCAACATCTGAAGTATTGGATTGCATGAAAAGTCCTGTAATGGAATATTCTCTTCCTGCTAAAAGTATAGAAGGATATTATATCAGTGGACGTTTCTTTTGTTGCTCAGATAATACGGATTTTTCAAAAAAAGTATCTTCATTTTTTGCTAAGCTTAAAAAGGAGTTTTTATATGTAAAAAAATATAAAATTTACATATCGAAAAATATTGATATAGAGAATTCTTCGTTTTTTGTTCCAAATAGAGTAGTAAAAATATCAAAAAATGAATTATTGTAGATAGCTAGAGCCACCTTTCGGGGTGGTTTAATGGATTGCCTCTTAAATGTTTTGCTATATTTATTTTTTTAATATCAATAATATGCACAACTTTTATTTGTAAATCTCTTATTAATTAGGTTGTCCAGTTCTACGTTCTCGTTTTCGACATTTATTTAGCAACTTAAAATGTTGATTATAAACTAGAACAGTGTTGTATTTAGGCGCAATTTTAACATACGAAAAAGTGTAGTTAATTCATTAGGTCAACATATCTTAAAGAGACATGATTATCAGTGCTTTGCAGCTTGTATCATATCTATTTTGATCTAAAAACTGGACACCCTACTTATTAATTTAATTCCGTCAATGTGTATGAGTGAATATAACAATATTTATATAGACAGAGATTCTTTTGAGAATCTAAGAGTACAAAGAATTCCTTATACCGGATTTGTGATTGGTGAAGGTTATGCATTTGTACAATATCAAGAATGCTCACTGTCTTCTGATGGGGATATAGTGAATATGAATGGTGATATTCCTTGGGGACAATTATGTATGCCTGATATCATACAAGTTCAGTGTATTGATACTTCAAAAGAAATGGTGAAAAAGAGTCTGAAAGGTCTTTTTTCAAAAAATGGTCGTGCTATCTATGTCGTTTGTGAAGGAGATACATTAACCGATATTGCAGATCTTTTTGATGTCACGGTTGATGAATTAGTCAGATGGAACAAGCTACATAGTAATCACCTCTCAATAGGAGAAAAGATTTTAATTTTAGATATATCGCAAAGAAAAGTCATAGATACGCCCATACAGTTAGACAATGGTGAGATTAAGGAAGCCAGCCCATTAACATCATATGAGTTTTGGCTGGATTCTCCTTCTAGTAATTTATTGGAAGGGGTATGGAAAATAGCAAATAATATGGGATATGGACTCATAAACTCTCCTTTTAAACTATTTACTGGACGTTCTCTCTCTGGAAGCGTCCAATTACCCCAGGAGAAATTTGAAGCCTTTCTAGACGTGTTGCCAACTGCTTTTTTAAAAGGTATTAAATATTTAGGATTATGTGGGAAAGTTTCCTCTGGATTGCAAGGCTATAACTCATTTATCAAATCAAAACAATATAAATTGAATAAAGCTTCAGGAAAAGGTTGGCAAAAAGAAGCCAGCAAACAATTCAAGCAAGCCAGGTACTATTATGACATGCACCAAACCGGTGAAGAGTTTTGGGGGAATATTAATGATGGAGTTACTATTTGGAATGAATATTCAAAAGAAAGAGAATGAGTAGTATTATAACAGCCCAAAGATTAGGAAAGTTATTAACTTGGTTATGGTATAAATATATTCGACAAACACCTATCAAATATAAAGAACTTAATGATTACCATAACAATAGCTTTTTCATTGTTATTGGTTGCAGTTGCTTTGCAATCATTATCGGTATAACATTGCTATATTTTTATATTTGAAGCATCTGAGGTTATAAACGTTAAGCGAAAAATAGTATATTAAGGAAAACTAAATGGGATAATAAAAATGATAAAATTATGAAGCAAAATACGGACGTATCTAAGTCGGTCATTAGAAGGTGAAATACGGAAATCACTTACAAGAGGAATATGTTTCCCAAAAAGATAAACTTAAACTGATTGAAACGGAACAGTTTCCCCTATAATCAAAGGTAAATCGAATCCTTGTTGTCACGGGTGTTCCGGCTTCGCTTTCCATAAGTATTTTCCTTGCGACTGGCGTCGTGGAAAATACTTATGGAAACAAACACCCGGACAACGGATTTGATTTGATGGAAGATTATAGGGGCTAACTGCGACCGACGTGACGCATGAATGTATACTAATGATAGGCACAAGAGACCTTTTTCTTTACGGCAAAGAGGTCAACCATTCCTACGATATTTAACCTTCCGATGCTACCTGCTTTTTAAATATCCGTATTTCATGAAAATACAGGGGCTTCAGCTCCCTCTGTTCTGCATGGCTTCGTCTTTCGTATAATTTTTTACCTTTGCCGTGTCTGTTTTGTCTTTTTCTTTAGTCTCGCTTTTTCCCCAAGTAACTGACCCTTTTCTTGTTCAGATTACAATGGTGAAATAAATTTCACCATATGACAGGCTGACATCTGATGAAATTTGATGCCATCTGAAGACATAAATTTGGAACAGATCGTTCTCTCTTCATAATTTTGTTCCAAACCAAATGAATACGCTCATGGAAATCGTTACTATCGAAGCACGTGTCTTTGAAAGGATGCTGAAACGTCTAGAGGATGCGGCTCAAATTACAGATGACCTCTGTGAAAAGTACAGTGAAAAGAAATTGAGAAAATGGATGGACAACCAAGAGGCCTGTATCCTGCTGGGTGTAACTCCCCGAACCTTACAGACCCTCCGAGACAACGGAACATTGGCATACAGCCAGATCAATCACAAAATCTACTACAGACCGGAAGACATACAAAACATACTTTCCGTAATTAAAATGAGAAAGGAGGTGCAAGCATGAACAAGTTGCTGGCCGAAGAAGACATGGACATCCTCTCTTATTTTCAAAAAATTGACCGCATGGTAGAAAAAATCGAAGGGCTATCCAAAAACTGCCGTCCAGTATTGAACGGAGAACGTTTCTTGACCGACAATGAACTTTCCACAACATTAAAAATCAGCCGCAGAACTCTCCAGGAATATCGTAATGAAGGCAGATTGTCCTATATTCGGCTCGGAGGAAAGGTTCTGTATAGGGAAAGCGACATCGAAAGGATGCTACAGGATGGGTACAGAAAATCTGTACGGCAACCATAAAAGACAATGGAAACAGAGGGGGTGGAAGTCCATATTTCCATCCCCCATTGTTTTGTATACGCTACACATTACAGCTAGAATCCGTATCCTTCTTTTGTCTTACACATTCCTTCTTCCATCCGCTGTACTGTCCGCACTGGTAAACCCTGGACGGCATGTTGTCCTCCGGCAGGGAATACCGGCCCCTCGTCTTTTCCGACAATATCCCGAAATCTTTCCGGACCTTTTGGTTGGTTATCTCCGCATATATCTGTGTGGTGCGGATGTTGGAGTGCCCCATCATCCTGCTGATGGTCTCAATGGGAACACCGTTGGAGAGACAGATTTCGGTCGCATAGGTATGCCGGGCCATATAGTAGGTCAGATGGCAGTCCAACCCGCATATATCCCCGATTATTTTCAGGCTCCTGCACAGGCAGGAAGTGGCCGGCACATAAAACAGTCTGCCGTCCGTACCCTCCCCCTTGTACTTCTCCATGATTTTCAGCGGAATATCCAGCAGTTTGATACGGCATTCCACTTTTGTCTTCAGACGATGGATGTATATCCATTTTGAGCCATTCTCATCCGTAACGATGTGGTTCTCGGACAGTTCGGCCATTTCCGCCCTTCCCAAGCCTGTGAAAGCCGAAAAGACAAAAAGATCCCTCGTATGGCACAACCGGTAGGTGGGCAGGTTGGCGGCCATCAGTTTCGCAAGCTGTTCGCCTGTCAGATGCCTGTGAAGTTTCGGGGGAGTCTCCAGTTTGTAACCCGTAAATGGATAATGTCCCAGTATCCTGCGCTTGACGGCAAGCCGGACTATCTTGCACAGCAGAATCAGATAATCGTTCAAAGACACGGTTTTCAGCCTTAGCACCGTAGAAAGATAAAAATGGAAATTCTCGATGAACCGCATGTCAACCGACCGCAATGCCATATCCTCCGCACCGTACTTGTATTGCAGGAAGTCATATAAGTGTCTGCGGCCCGTCAGATACCGTACATAGGTATGGCGCGTGCGGTCTACACCCACACGTTTTGCATACTCCCCGTTATGCTCGTCAAAAAGAGCGAGCAGTGTCTCCTTTGGCTGAGCCTTTCCCGTTACGGCGTTCTTTATCAGTTCGGCCGAGACATATCCGGTCGAATCCACATTCTTTTTGTAAGCGGCCTTCGCCTTTTCCTCCAGTTCCTCCAGTTTCCGGTTGAGTTTCCTCAACTCCGTCGTCATTTCAGAATCCTTCCCATGAACGGCTGCACGACCCTTGCCCGCATCCCAATATTCAGGTGACACTTCCTCTCCGGTAGAATACTGGCTCACTTTACCGTCAAGGGTGATGCGTCCCATAACCGGACACTTCCCTGTCTTTTTGATTTTTTGCCTATTGATATAGAACAGCAGACGAAAGGTGCTTCTCATGCCTTGACCTCCTTCCCACTGTTTGACCCGGTATTTTTCTCTTTTCTCCGCTGTTCCCTTAAGCCCATGTCTTTCAAGATGGTGGATGGTGGCAGGTCAATGCCCGACAAAGTGTATTTACCCGTAATTTCATGGCTCAAGGCCGTCACGTCACGGTCCACCTTCTCATTGGTCACTTTCGCATAGCGTTGTGTGGTGCTGATATTCCTGTGCCCCATGGCCTTGCTGACGGTCTCGATGGGTACCCCCTGCGAAAGACAGACCTGCGAGGCAAAGCTGTGCCGGGCCATGTGAAAGGACAGGTTACGGTCTATGCCACATTGTACGGCCATCTTTTTCAGGTGGATGTTCATGCTTTCCTTGGTCAGCATAGGAAACAGTTTCCCCTCCGGTGCCATCCCCCTGTATTTTTCCATGATTTTTACAGCAATGTCAAGCAGGCGAACATTTTCCGGAATGCCCGTCTTCTGGCGCCTAGTTTCTATCCAGAGGTTCCCCTCGTAGTCCCGTACCACATTTTTTTCAGTCAGATTCCGCATGTCGCAGTAACAAATGCCGGTAAAGACGGAAAAAAGGAACATGTCCCTGGTAAAGTTACGGTTGGGGGTGTCGAATGTGGTGCCCATCAGTTTGTCCAGTTCCTCACGGGTCAGATACCTCTGTTTCTGTTCCGGCTTCATGGGAGAAAAGTTCTTGAACGGGCTGAAAGGCATGACTGCCCGGTTCACGGCAATCTGTGCGATATGCTTCAGGCGCTGGACATGCCCGATGGATGTCCCGGTCTGGAACTTCCTGTCAATGCGGAGATACAGTTCAAACGCCTCTATGAACGATTCGTCCAGTGCCTTGAAAGGAATGTCCGACACCTTGTATCTCTCCTTGAGGAATCCCTCCACTAAACGGTATGTGTTTTTATACAAATAAAGGGTGTTCGGGGCGCGGTTCACTCCGACACGCAGGGCATACTCCTCATTGTTTTCGCGGAAGAGTCCCATCAATGTCACCTGCTTTTCGGCCATTCCCTGAAAAGCATCACGTATCTGTGAAGCGGTAATGTCATCACTGATTTCCAGCAGTTCGTTGTATCTCCTTTGCAGAAGGAGCAACATCCTGTCTATCTCCCTGTTGGTGGTGACGGCCATCCGGCTCTTTCCGGTGCACCTTTGCGAAGTGGCATTCCACAGTTTCGGGTCCACCTTTATCTTACACCCGAACTGTGTGACGGAATTAACCGCTCCCTTCACCATGATTCTTCCCATTAGCGGACAAAGCCCGTCTTTTCCCTGCCCGTTTCGTTTGATGTAGAGCAGCACCTTGATTTCTGTTTTCATCCTTTTCCTTGTTTAAATTGCAATATTATAAATTGTTACAAGGATTCCAGACATGAAAAAACAAGCAAAACAGTGCAAAAGAATCCGACTGGTGGCTTTCCCTTGCATGAATGAAGGGAAAGCTTTAATATTGCATACGGTCGGGAAGGAAAATCCATGGTTCTCACCAATTTACCCGGTTGGAAACAGGTAACGACTTGGTAGCTGAACCGTTGCAATATTCTTCCGATTTCGGTCATTCCTTCAAAATGAAAATCAATGAAATATCGCTATATTTCAATAAATTAGGTTTTCATCTCAGTATTCTTCCTAAAAGTAATTACCTGCCACTTTGTTGTTTCACCGGGCTTAGCTACATTGACATAAAGACGCTCACCCATGACAAGATACAGCGCATGGACT